TATTATATCATAAAATAATAAAAAAGTCAAGACATTAGTCTTGACCCTTATATTAATTATGTTTTAAATACTCAACTACAGAATTAGCACAATTCGCTCCATCTGCAGCGGCAGTAATTGCTTGTCGTAACATTTTTCTTCTAATATCACCTGCAACATAAAATCCACTAATATTCGTCTCTCCACATTCATTACCAAGAATATAACCAGAACAAGATTTCTCTATTTCACTTGGGCAATAATGAGATTGAGGTTTACTACCTATTGCAGAAAAGAGTCCATTAACAGCGGTTTTGCAAACTACATCCTTATATTCATAATCAATACATATAGAATTTGATTCTTTATAAAGTGACATGATTTTTGCTTTGTCAATGACAGAGATATTTTTTGTCTCATGAATTTTTTCAATAAGCGTCGAATCAGCAATAATTTTATCCGTAATAATGCATACTGTTGAGGCTATTTTAGAAAGATATAATGCTTCGGTAAAAGCACTGTTTCCGCCACCAATAATAGCAACATCTTTTCCTTTATATAAAGGGCCATCACAAATTGCGCAATGATGATAAGTTACATTGTCTTTTACATCACAAATTTCAGAAAGCTCTCTGTGTTTTGAACCTAATGCATAAATAACAGTTTTTGAATAATGTTCGGTTCCGTCGGCGTATTTAATAATGAAAAATTCAGAAATTTGATCTATATTAGCTTCAATTTTTTCAATAGATTCGACTTTCTTCTCTTCAATAACTATTCCCATTTCTTCTATTTGTTCTCTAATAGAATTGCCTAAATTATATCCTGTTATTCCTTTTATTCCGGGATAGTTCTCAACTAAAACAGCATTTTCAATTTGTCCAACAGAAAATTCGTCTTCACCGATAATTTTAAAATTAAGATTAGCTCTCTTTGCGTATATTGCAGCGCTCATGCCTGCGATCCCATTGCCAAGAATTATTGTATCGTACATATTATCCCTCCAATTGTCGTCTCGTCTCTTCAATTGTTTGTGCGAATTGATTTGAACTCGCAAGTGTTACTCCTAAAATACTGTCATGCCGCGGCGTATCATTGGGAATAAAACGCCCAAATTTAATAATGATATTTTTAAATTTATAGAATTGTTTTAATTTATCTTGGATTTCACTTGGATTATAACCAGTATAAATAACAATTGTATCATTGCAAAGCTGTCTAAATTTCCAGATAAAATTATGTAATTCATCATCAGTGTCAAATGGTTCAAGCCCGCCTATCACAATTGCTTCCGTAATATCATTGGACAAATATTTCTTTATAAGCTTGGTATCATCAATTTCAAATATTGGTGCGGCGGCGAGAGATGAATTCTGACACACTTTTTCACCGCACTCTCTATCACATTTAAAATCACATTTACTTGTTGAAATAAACATAGAAGGTAATTTGAAATTAACAAAATCTTCTTCTACTAATCCTTTGATTTGCATATAATTACTCCCTTTTCTTTTATTATATCATAAAAAAGAAGGGAAGTCAAGCGCTTCCCCTCATTCTATGTTAAACTTTTTCCCATCTTCTCATTGTATATTCTTTATTTCTCTCTTTAGACCATGACTTAACTGGAGTGTAAAAACCTACAACTCTGGTATATTCTGTTGCAATGGGCTTACCACAAGTTGGACAAGTTGTTCCATAGAAAGCATGATTATCTTCGCAAGCCTGAATTTTAGTATTAAATGCAAAATAAGTAACACCCTGATCTGCAATATAACAAGCCATCTTATAAGCTGTTTCAAAGTTTTTAAATGGAGCGTCAATATTAACATGAAGAATAGAGCCACCATTACAGAATCCATCAAACATAGCTTGAATACGGATTCTTTCGTTAAGATTAGTCTTAATTCCAAGAGGAATAAACTGATTTCCATAAAGAGGAAGATCATAGAGATTAGAATCTGGATAGAAGAACTTATCTTTCTGCATGAGTTTTGCGGCGGCGTTCTCGCCAGGAATCTGCTCGGTATTAATCATGTAGTCGCAATTATTTTCTTTAATAAAATTATCTGCAACTTCTCGCATTGTGTCAAAAATCTTTTTACCAAACTCCGCGGCCTTATCTGTATAGAAAACATTGCCAAGTTCATCAGTAGTGATACAATTAAATTTCTTCATTGTCTCATAGATTCCAATAAAACCAATTGTATTGTAGAGGTGTTCAAAATCAACAAGACCATAAGTAAAGTTAGGCAGTAATCCCTTCTCTACATCGCGGCGAATAATATTTCGAACAACATGAAGTGCTCTAACATTGCAAAGAGTTCTTTCTTTCAGTTCTGTAAAATATTCTTCTTCTGTATTAGTATCAAGTGCAAGGCGAGCAAGATTAATAGTAGAAACCTTGACTGAACCAACTTTAAGTGCAGTACCACCAACAGAATTAAAATAACCAAGGTCACGAATATCACTCTTAAGTCGGCAACAATTAGAAAGGCTAGATACATTATCGTCAATAAACAAGTTACTATCTGCCCATTTCATATTGTGACGAATTGCCCAACATGCAAATTCTTCATCTGCAAATTTCTTATTTTTTCTGAGTAAAGAAATAGAACTTACTGGAAATGTAAACATATTTTCATGACGAATTTCTGCCATTACTTCCATATACATTTTCTGGAATTCCATAATTCCTTCAATATGATCAATCATAAATTCACCATTTGGAAATTCTGCGCCACCAAATAGTGCGACTAAATATTCTCTATCAAACACAGATGTATTTGTAAATGCTGACTGCTGACCCACGTTATCATAATTTTCATTATGCGCTGACTATTTTTTATTACTTAGTTAAAAGCAATATTACTCTTTCCCGCCGCGTATCAATAGCGGAGGTACTCCTCTTCGCGAGGATAGTCGATACAGGCTTCGTTTAATTATTTGCTCTAAGTGGATAGATAAGATTATCTCTCCTATACATTTTTGTTGAACCGTTTTTAATACCAATTATTATGTTTGGAGCTACATTATATTGCAATGCAATTTGTCTTAAACTTATTTTTGTTGTAGAGATTAACTCAATAATTTCTGAAACTTGGTGGTAAGTTAATTGACCAGCATTTTTTGTAGCTCGGTATTGTCTAATTGGGTAAGAAATATCGTCTTGTCTATGATAAGTTCCATTATTTATTCTTGAAATAGTTCTTCCTTCTACTCCATATCTTTTTCCGATATCTTCATAAGAAGAATAACTAAATTTTAAAGCATAAATAATTTCTTCAATATCTTCTTGAACAAGTTTACCAGTCGGATTAGGATTTTTTCTTAGCGGATATTCATTATTTGAGTTATAGTAAGTATTTCCTAAATTAATATCACTTACACAAGAAGAAGATACATTAAACTTTTTAGCAATATCTCTTATACTATTTTTTGTAAATTTCAAATCTGAAGCAATTTTTTCTAATTCAATATCAGTTTTAAATTTTGCTTCAGGATGTTCAATACCTTTAAATAGAGGTGGTTCATTTCCTCCTTCAAGAATATTATAGCCATTTGGTCTTAAAGAATTATATTTAAGAATATAATATTTTTCTCGTTCATTGTAATTCTTTATTGGACCTTCTAATATTGACATAGTAAAATGTTCTTTACCATATTTTTGTATAGTCAAATCTATTAAACTATTATCACTATTAGGGCGGCAATGTTGATTAAATCTATATTTGGGGTCATTTGATTGACCAATATAAACCTTACTATTGATATCGTTTGTAATTATGTAAATATATTTTTCCATTCATTTCACCTCCTTTATAATTATTTATTAGAGCAATTAAACGATTCCCACGAGATTACCATACCTATGTCTCTCGACAGGGGCTCCAGGCTCCCTCGTTAGCCACTATTTAAGTGACCCCAGTGATTACTGGAAAAGTAATAAATGGACAGTTCTAATTAGATTCTATCCCTTACGCAAGGTTGATTAACAGCATAAATAAAACGCTGGATATTCTGTTTAGCATAATCTTCAAATTGATTCATTCCAAGATATGCTGAATCGCAATCTTGTTTCCAGAAATAATACATATAAGGAATAAGATTGGGGAGGCCTACTGCACCAG